CTGCTCGCAAAGTTCAGGCAGTTGTTGATGTCGTGTTCAATCAAGGTCAACCTGCTATCAGTGAGATCAGACGGTAGACAGTTGATTAAACTGTCCACTGTTCTCCCCACGGTGGTGAATCTTCTGTATATTAAAAGAGTCAAAGGAGCACACGATGCCTTTCACTGAAGAGCAAATTCTAGAACTTTGCTATATTGCCTACCCCTGGGCAATCAAATCTGAAGAGGAAGATGAACTTTTCATGGAGAATCCAGTTATGTGGCCCTTTCCCTATGAAAATTGGATGAATGGTTCACAACCAGCACCATCCTTTGAAAATGTTAAAGTTTGGGTGCAATCACGTCTTGATTCTGGTAAGGACATTCTTTGAATGATGAAAACTCGTAAATGTTCTAAATGTGGTGCTGTTCATCCTCTAAATGAGGAGTATTTTGGACGCAATCAATCTACCAACACTGGTGGTGATAAGTATTTTCGTCCTGAGTGCAAAAAGTGTACGAAAAAAGTAAGTCAAGGTAAAAACGAAGCATATAAACTTGCAGGAAAACCCAAACGTCCAGAGTTGGGAACTCCATGCTATAATTGTGGAAGAACTGATAAAAAATTAGTATTTGATCATGATCATGAAACACTAGAACATCGTGGATGGTTGTGTGATAATTGTAATCGTAGTATTGGTATGTTGGGTGATACGATTGAATCACTTGAACGTACTATTAAGTATCTGAGGGAGGGTAATTTACATGCTTGATTTATATCAAGGTGATTGTTTAGAAGAAATGAATCAAATTGCAAGTGGATCAGTTGATTTGATTCTCTGCGATCTTCCCTATGGTACTACAGACCGTAAAGGTATTTCGGAAAAAGGTGATAATAGAGTTTTATCTTGGGATACAGTTATTCCACTTGATAAATTGTGGGAACAATATAGGAGGGTGTTGAAATCATCGGGTGCTGTAGTTCTAACAGCAGATCAACCATTTACCAGTCAATTAGTTATTAGTAATCTTGATTGGTTTAAGTATGAGTGGATCTGGAAAAAGAAAAAAACAACTGGTTTTCTACATGCTAATGCCAGACCTATGAAACAAACTGAAGACATTTTGGTTTTTTCTCCTATGGGTGCTAGTGGTGGTTCAGTAAAAGTAAATAAAAATATGACATACAATCCGCAAGGATTGATTGAGAAGAAAGTTAAGAAAAAAAATAATGCAAATCGTTTAGGAAAGTTTTTACATCAACCAGAACATATGGGTGCAAATAATAAACTTTTACATGAAACTGAATATGAACAGAAGTGGACAAATTATCCCTCTGAGATAATTGAATTTGGATTAGATCGTAATGCAATTCACCCAACACAAAAACCTGTTGCTTTGATGGAATATCTAATCAAAACATATAGTAATGAAGGTGAAACTGTTTTGGATAATTGCATGGGATCAGGTACAACTGGAGTTGCTGCTGTTAAGTGTAATCGTAAATTTATTGGTATTGAAAAAGATGCAGACTATTTTGCAAAAGCAAAAGAAAGAATAGGGAGTGTGACAGTTGCCGAACAGGACACCATCACTTGCAATCCGTTGATGGATGCTATATGTTAAGAGAGTCAAAGGAGCACAACCTCATGCACTTAATTGATCATCTTGAATCCCAGGTTGAATGGGGCAAAGTGTTTGGAGTCGTGGATTCTCTCTACAACGATCCAGGATTCTCCTCTAATGCTGATAACTTTGCCCGTGCAACTGCTGTTGAGAAAGCACTTGCAAAGTATTCTGGTCTGGTTCGTGTAGATCAGACTGGTTACGATTTTGTCTATGGTGATGACAAGATTGAGATGAAAATGGGCAAGAATTTGTTCTACAAACGCAAGGACATTCATGCCACTAAAAAGTTCAAGGTCAAATCTTTTCTTAGTGAAAAGAAAACTGTTGAAGATTTCAAACAGTTGAAAACATTTGACTACATGTTGGTGGTTGATCTTACTGCCCGTCGTGTGGTAGTTGTTGAAGACGAACATGCACGATCTCTCTATCAGGATGGTGCTGACGGTGCCATGATTGAACTGAAACTCGGTGACTACTACGAGTGCGATCTGGGTGAGTTTGATGTCATTGAACCTCCCACATCTCTGTCTGAAAGTATTGACCAAGCGATTGAATCTTATCTGGAGTTCTGATCAATGAAAAACACACACTTGCAACACCCTGAAGATTCTATTCTGACTGGTGATCTTACTGTCCTGGATTGGTTCCTTGCTGAGAGTGATCTTTCCGTGAAGATTGACGGTTCTCCCGCTATTGTTTGGGGCACCAATCCTGCCACTGGTAATTTCTTTGTCGGCACAAAATCTGTCTTCAATAAAGTAAAGATCAAAATCAATGAAACGCACGATGACATTGATCGCAACCATTCTGGGGTTGTTGCTGATATATTACACCACTGTTTTGATTGCCTTCCTGATTACGACGGGATTGTTCAAGGTGATTTTATGGGGTTTGGTGGTGATGATACTTTTACTCCCAATACGATTACTTACATCTTTTCTGAAATAATTGACCAGAACATTATCATCGCACCTCACACATTCTATGATACTGTGACGGGTGAACTTAAGGATGCTTTTGTCACTGATAAATCTTATCCTTTTGATGACACTGAGACTTGTAAGTTCGTGCAACCTCGTGCATGGCAACTAGATGAAGATTTTGAGGAGATTGTTGGTTTTGCGCGACAGATGTCCCAGTTGGTAACATTTGCAGAACCATTTGAAGCAGAAAAGATTAAGATTGATTTGAATCGTTGTATTCGTGAAGGTCGTGAAGTTGATCCCGATTCTTTCACTAACTCGCGTTTGATTAGTTACTGGTTCCTCATCAAATCTATCAAGGAGGATATGCTTTATCTCTGCCGTAATAATGGACCGAAAGCATACATTGGCAACCAACAGTGTGGTGGTGAAGGTTATGTTCGCACCAACGATTATGGTATGTTCAAGTTAGTCAATCGTGAGCAATTCTCACATGCAAACTTTAACAATATGAAACACCAGTGTGCCAGTTGATTGAAGTGTCCACTATTCTCCCCACGGGTATCAATCTCGTGTATATTAAAAGAGTCAAAGGAACACACCCATGACAGTCACACAAACCAAACCACAATTTCTGACTGAAGCACTCATTGAAGTGCTGAATAATGAGTGGAAAGTTAATGCGATTGAATCCAGTCGTTCTGTTTACACTCAACTGGAGATTGAAGAGGGTCGTAAATATATCAAAGTTTGGTCTTATCTTGTCGGTGATGAAGGAAGAATTAGGGGACGTTCTTGCTGGATGTTCGTTGATAAGAACTCTGGTGAAGTTTACAAACCAAGTTCACATCGTGCTCCCGCAAAAGGTGTGAGGTATCTTATCACTCAACTGGTAGATAATCCTCACATTTGTGATGCTTACGGTTCGTTTCTTTATCTCTGATGAACGATCTTTTTCCTGATTTGCAACAACAACTGAACAAACTTTCAATTTGTAAGATGACATTTACTGACCGACAATTAGAACTGATTGCTGATGCTGTTGAGGATTATGCTATTCTAATTGATGAAGATGTCGCAGATGAATGTGGTGAGATTCTAGACATCATTGAAGCACACTTTCAAAACAAATGATTACTTCCAAGGCATACGTGCTCAAAATCATGAAAAATTGTGATTTTGCAGATACTCTCACCCGAGAAGAAAAGTTTCAAGTCTTCTGCAATGTGTGTGACAACATGTTGAAAGAAGGTAGAATGACCAAAACAACTCACAAACGTTTCACTGAAATCTGGTAATGATTGTTCTCACTTCTGAAAACCAAGGTTGTGCCTATTCCATTTGTAGTGAAGGGGCACTATATTACACTCCGATGTATAAAGATGGTTCTATCAATCTTGAAGATTGGAGTGAAGTTGATCTGATGAGTTTAATGGGTGAAGATGAGAATCTTCGTCTGGAAGTTGATCAGATTCATGAACAACTTATCGCGATGAGTAAAGCAGTTGGGGAGTATTTTCAAAAATGAAATGGGAAGTTAAGTTGTACGTTGGTGGCAAAGTTTTCACAGAGGAAGTTTATGCCACTTCACATCGTGACGCAAGAGATACAGCAACTGCCCGCAATCCTAGGGCAAAGGTGATAGGCGTCAACCCAATTATTGGAGGTTAATTATGTTTACTTACGACACACAAAAAGGTGAACTTTGTCTGATTGAATGTTGGGCAGATGAAGATCGGGAAGAAAGATATTTGGATGGGGATCAAGATCTGATCTGGATTGATAGACATCACACCAATAAGTATGGTGATATTGAGAATTATATCAGTCAAAAGTTTGCTGACATTGGTGACACTTTCTTCATTGATGTTCGTGCTGTTCGTCCTACAACAGTGACACGATATGAGCAGAAAGATGAATACTATGGTTTGTTCCCTGATAACATTGCCATTGATGAATTTGGTGATGATTGTTTAGGTGGAGATGATTATATTTGGGAGAAGGGTAAACTTAAGAAGAGGTGTGACAGTTGACATAGTGGCACACTATCGGTTGTGCTGTCGTTGTTTTCGTGTATTATTAAAGAGTCAAAGGATTTCACCTCATGCAAGTCACTTCCAAACGACATTCTATGGTTGTTGAGTTTCGTCCTCACAACATCCTGACTGATAAATTTGTCTACACTTTGAAGTTCAAAGGTGAGGCACAATCTATGCGGTTGATGTCAAGAAAGGAAATGATTGAAACTGTTAATGCACGGTTGGATCTTCATGGTTACACTGTTACCGACTTTCTGACTGAACCGCAAGAGTATTATCCTGCTGCATGTTAAGTTCATGTCACTTATCAAACATTATCTTCATCAAAAAATGACTGAAACCACCGACAACATTATTGACCGTGATGAACTCCAGGAAGCATATGTGAAATCAATTCTTGATGGAATGGATTGGAAAACTATGGAACAGTTTGTGTATGATACTCTGAACAATAATTTGGATGATTATACTGTAGAAGAACTTATTACAGAGGTAGAAGATTATTATCCAGAACTATTGGAGGAAGTTAAAGAGAAATAAACCAGTTGTAAAGGTGGCACACGATTCTGGCACAGCATCTCAAATCGTGTATTGTTAAAGAGTCAAAGGAATTCGCATGAACAAAGCAGTTGCAAAGCATCTCTCAATCCCCGAGAATCGCATCAACTATTGTTTTCACTTTCTTGATGAATTTTCTTCTGAGTTTGTAGATTACAAAAAATGCTATGATAAGATAGCAGAATGGTCCGACAAACTTGACACTTCTGAATCACATTATTGATGAAAACAACAACTGCAACATATCAGATTCAGGTAACAACAAGTGAGGGACATTTATCATTCTTAAAAGATATGCCCACACGACCAACAACACAAAAGGGAATCAAATCACAGAACAATAAGTTATCAAAATGGGTAGAAAAGCAGTATCCTAATTTTACATCTTACGACATTATTCTTCTCAATTCCTGATGAACTACACACTCAAACAACTCCAAGAACAAGTTAATCGTCTGATTGAAAAACAAGGTGAAGATGCATACTGTGCCGCATGGATTTACACCAAACAAGATTGTTATTTGGAAGATGATTTAATGAATCAAACTTATCCTTGTGACAAACATCCTGAACTTGCTGAAAGAATCTTTGATGAAATTGGGAACATTGATCACATTTACACTGTGATTCAAGAATGTGTAGATGAAGTTACAGAAGAGCAATATATGCTGCTTCAACAAGAATTAACGGAGGTTTGAGATGTTATTTGTTTCAGGTAAATCCCCCCATCTCAATCTCACTCACAGTGTGTATGAGTTCTTTACATCAAAATACGAGATTAGTTCTGATGTAGAAGTATTCCACACGAATCTCCGAGGTGAAAACGCCCTTGGATTTACCGAGGTTAATGGTGAAGAACAGTTTGTGCAGGTTTGTAATACTCTCAACCAAAAGGAGTTTATTATCACTTTGCTCCACGAACTTGTCCACGTCGTTCAAAACGAGAATGGTGTGATTGACGAAGAAGAGAGAGAATCAGAAGCATATAATCTGGAGGGAATTCTTTATAGTGAGTTTCTCCACAGTTGTGAACAACAATGTGTGCCACAAGTTTTAGTGTCACAATAAATGAGCACGGTCCTCTAGATGATGTATTGTTATCTCAAGTCAAAGGAACACAACCGATGCAAACAATCATTCAACACACAACCAATCCAAAAGAAATTGAGATTGGAGTAGAGTTTTTTCTTCCTACAGATGCACCACACTGGATTCCTAATGGGTTTGAAACTATCAGTGTGATTGTTGATAGTGAAGACCATGATGATGATCCTATTGTTGTTGAGGATGAAATTGCAGAAAAATGGTGTAAGTCTCAAGGTGTAGTTTTCTCTCAAGTTATCAACGAACCCTGAAAATCATGACTGCATTCGTAACACCCAAGTCAAAAAAAGCAAAGAATCGGTTTTCTAATTTGATGGAATCAAACCCCGAATGTATGATTGAACAGAACAAAGGTGATCGGGTATTTCTAACATCCGCCAACAACAAAAACCATTTCTGGGTATCACTTATTGATGATAAAGATTGGGAGGTTGAGTTCTAAAATATGTGCCACAAGTTCTAGTGGCACAAACATTCACCAAAACAGATTAAATCCTGTATTGTATAGAAGTGGTCAAGAGAGACCACAACATTCACCTCAACCTTTTCTGATCATGCGTAAGATCGAACAGCAGATGATTTCCGCAATCAAGAACAATCAAGACTGGAAGTCTGCCAACACTGAGGTAGTTTCTCAGCAAGATGGTGTCTCTATTGTTTATCTCTACGGCAACAAGATTGCTGAGGTTGGTGATGATTATCTGACTCTGTTTGATGGTGGTGAACAGACCAAAACTACAAAGTCACGATTGAATGCAATTCTTGGTGAGTTTGGTTATACTTGCGGAACCAAACGTGAGTATATTTTCCAGAAGCAATTTGAATGGTTTGTTAATTTCTTCAACATGAAATCTAATCAGATTGAAGTTGTTCCTTTTGTTGATGGTATGATTCTCACTGCATGATTAAAACACTTTCCAAGAAAAGATCTTCAAAAGAACTTCTCACTATTCACATGAAAACTGCTCTTGTTATTGTCATCGGTGTTCTTCTCTGGCAATCAACTGATGCTCGTAAGTTCACTTCCAATATGTTACAACAAGCAAGTGATTTGATTGAACCTCAACCACAAACAATCGGTGAGAAGATTGATAGTTTCCTGAACTAATCTTATAGTCCTAGATATGACTCTAAACTGTCTACATTTTCCTCTTATCTAACACAAACACATGTCCAAAGAAGTGATGATCGGTATGCTGAAAGTTGCCAACAATGGTAATGATCTGCTTACTATTCTTGACTCTCTTGTTGAGAATGAAACCGAACAATCTACCACTGATGCAGTTAGTTTCAGTGGTCAACCTGTGAACTTCTGATAACATGTAAGGGGGCACAAAAACCCCCTTTTTTTATGCAAATATATAAAGATTATGCTTTTTTTATATTAAAAAAGGTTTTTTAAATGTATATGTGTTGTTTATATCGTTCTTGAGAATGTTCTCTTTTAATGTACTCAGCAGTGTATCTGGGGTGTCTTCACAGTTACTTTGAGGGTCTTTTTATTCTCAATTAAATGTGTCTGAGAGTAGTGATCTTGGGCAGCAGTCTATCACGAACTGCCGAGAAATGTCAAGACCCCCGATATAAGTTTTGCCAGGGATTGACAATACAAAAATATCAGTTTCTTTTATAAATACTGATTGGAAGATTGACAATATCCCTCAGACATTCTATACTAGTTAAGTATCACCAACGGAGTCAATCATGTCAGTCGCTATCAGTCAGGCACAGAAACAACGTTATAGAATCACCTTAGATTTAGAGGTGATGGATGACTTCGACCCGCATCAGATTCACTGGGAGGACCTCTTTGAACTGGAAGGATCTGAGAGGGTAATTGATAGTTACGTAGAGGACCTGAGTACACCTGTCCGTTGGTGATTATAGGGGAGTTAGTGTAAAGAACTAAGCATATTTTTTTGATTCTGGTAGTGTTAGTGTGCCAGTATGATTTCCGTCACACGATATAGGCACGGGGGTCAAAATGGTTTATTGTATGTACATCGGAGGGGGATCACACTCAACCCTCCACTAACACTTTCCGTCAGTCAATCATGAGCACTCAAACTTACAACGGTTGGGCAAACTACGAGACCTGGAATGTTGCTCTGTACATTCAAAACGAATTCGATCTGTACACTCTTGCCTGTGACTATGTGCAACAGGCACGCGAGTTTGGTCAGAAAGTATCTTATGATTCTCTGATTCCTGCGATCGAGTATTCACGTTCATCGCAAATTACCCCTGATGGAGTGCGTTGGATGGACGGTCAAATTAACGTGGATGAGGTGAACGAAATGCTGGAAGAATTGGTGGACTGATTAACACTTAACCGTCAACAGTTTCTAACACTTTCCTCTTAAATCATGACCGTCACCGTGTTCCCTTCCTCCCCTGAAATGCAGTCCACTTGGGATGACATTATGGGTCAAATGTGTGCCTTCGTTGATGATAATAATGCCACCGTAGATCAAGCATGTGATTGGGTATGTCAGATGCTGGAAATTGACTCCTTTGATGATAACGAAGCAGCATGGGATTCGTTCCACTCTATCTGGGAATCTTGCGAGAATCGTAACACTATGGAGTTCATGATTGATTGACTAAGTATCACAAACTCGTGGGGGGGCAGTTAGTAACACTTAGTCCCCCTACCAGTTCTTTACACAACCAACGAAATGTGCTAAAGTATTATTAATAACGAACAATCGTAATCGTTCAGTATTAGTAATTACACAGTATTATTATTTGTTTGTTATTGTTATTATCGTCGCGTTGCCCCCGTATATAAAAACCCCTAACTACCCTAACCTACAGAGGTGACAGA